CAATATAAGATCCTGAAGAATTACAGTAATGTTGCATACGAACAGTCTGTTGCAGATGAATTTGTTTCTAATTTGAAATGTTATTCGGGAAACGAACCATTAGAAATTCGTGATTACCAATTGGATGCAATTAAGCGTGCCATTACATCCAAGCGTTTTATTGCATTATCGCCAACAGGATCAGGTAAATCCTTGATCATTGCATCTATTATCAAATTCTATTATGAGAAAATAGATGGGAAGATATTGCTGATTTGTCCAACAACATCATTAGTTGAGCAGATGTCATCCGACATCAAAGAATATTTTCCTGATTGGGAATCTGAAAAGAAGATCACTAAGATATACTCAGGAACAGAAAGATTTGATCGTAAGATTGTTATATCTACATGGCAATCAATATATGACAACCCACAATCATATTTCGAAGACTTTGAAGTAGTTATCGGGGACGAAACACATTTATATTCAGCAAAAGAAATTTCAAAGTTATTTGAAAAGTGTGTAAATGCATCGCATCGTTATGGTTTTACAGGAACACTTTCTGGCGAAAAATTGCATCAACTTCAACTTGAAGGGCTGTTTGGTAAAGCATTCCAGATTACAACAACTTCTCAACTAATTTCAAAGAAACAGTTATCTTCTTTCAACATAAATGCTTTGTTACTTGGATATTCTCCAGAAACCAGAAAAGTTGCAAAAGGATTTGATTGGGAAGGTGAAGTATCTTTCTTGTTAGCGCACGAGAAACGCAACAAATTTATCTCGAAGTTAGCAACTTCTTTGAAGGGAAACACTCTTGTATTATTCTCAAGAGTAGATGCACACGGTAAACCATTATTCGAACAAATCAAAAAGATGACTGATAAACCAGTCCACTTTGTATATGGTGGAACAGAAACACAAATACGAGAAGATATTCGTAAGTCGATCGAGAATGCCAATAATGGAATTATTGTCGCATCATCTCAGATATTCTCAACTGGTATCAACATACCATCTCTTCAGAACATCATATTCACACACCCATCTAAGTCACGTGTTCGAACATTACAATCTATCGGAAGAGTTCTGAGATTATCTAAGAATAAAGAAGGTCCTTCAGTTCTTTATGATATTGTAGATGATATGTGTATAAATAATCATAAGAATTTTGCATATAAACATTTCTCTGAAAGAGTTAAAGTTTACGCATCTGAAGATTTCGATTACCAGATAATAGATATACGATTGGAGTAAATTATGGAAGATCAAATTATTAAAATTCCTTCTATGTCATACGAACGTAGAATTCCCGCAACCATTGATGAAGCAATGGAAGAGATCGATAGAAGGATCATGATTACAGGTCAAACAAATTTCGGTAAAGTTAATGCAAGATTAATATTCCGTGAGTTACTAGAAGACTTTGTAAAGGGATTAGAGAATAGATCAACTATTCATATATTATAAATATAAAAATATGAAAATATTATCATTTAAACAACAATATATAAATGAAACCAAAAGTAGACCATGTATTGTAGTGGATGTGCAACCGGCTTATGCATATTATCAGCAGAGAGATGAACCTGAGGGTTCGATGCCAAAAGCATATAAAATCAGTCAAAAAGTTATCAATTTTGTAAATCAACAAACTGGACCTGTGCTGATGTTTATTAATGCTGAGGAAACTGGAGTATCAAACGATACCAAAGCAAGCGTGATTAATTTTTGGGAAGACTATGGGTTTGACCCTGACAATTGGAATCGAGTAACGATCGTCGACAAAGGGTATGGATATTTTAGAACTTGGATGGATCAGGGTGTTAGTGAAGCTGTAATCATCCGAGTGATCCGTGCCCTGTATCAAGCCAAAGCCAATGAGAGCAGAGATTTAGAATTAGAACAGTTAAAGCAGTTAGTGGGCGCAGAATGGCAGGACTGGATGGCAGATGATCCCATTATTATAAATTGGACAAGTGTTGCGCAGCTCAAACGCTTTCAAGGTGCTTACATAATGGGCGGTGGACGAAATGAATGTTTACGAGAAGTAGAATTACTAATGAATGCATTTAATGTTAGTTACAAGAGAATTGACAGTTTAGTGTACGGTTAATGTATATTTAATTTCTATAACTTAAAACCACTACATACTTAGTATAGCGTAGAAAGTCAAGTTAGTCAATATCTGAGTTATAAAAAAGATATTGCTTTCTTTGTATGTATTTTATATAATGGTAGTATGATATTAAACCAAACAATGACTAACGAACTACCAAATATAGAAGACATAATCATTAAGCCAGAAGATATTCTTAGAGAAGTAACAGAGATAGTTCAACAATATAAGATGAATTATCTTGAAGCAACAGCTTATTTTTGCGAGAAAAATAATTATGATACAACATCCATATCTAAGATTATCCCTCAATCACTCAGAGCTCTTATCGAACAATCTGCTAAAGACTTGAAATTATTAAAAAAGAAATATAACAATTCAAACACATTACCACTATGAGTGATATGTTTTCTGGGTACGATGCATATATAACTTATCTTGCATTTAAGCTACACTTCTCTAGTACAACTTATAATTTTTTTACATATAACGGGAAAACAAAATCCAATCCAAAATCCTATGAAAATAGGAAGGATAGATATCATTTCGAAAAGATATCAGCTAGAATTTCTAAAGAATCCTTTATTGAAAGAATGTTAGTAGAATATCTAGAGAACCAAAACTTTTGGATTAAAGATGTTCTAACTGCAGATAATAAAGCAAGGCATCTAGTTTGGAGAGGATATGTAGAAGCATTCCCATATGCTTTCAAATCTGATCTTGGAAAGATTAAAGAATATTGTCTTCTGAATGAAATTGAATATAATGAACTCTTTAAAACGAAAGGAGTAACACATCCTCTTATTTTTAAGATGTACCTAAGAAAAGATATTCGTTTAGAAACATTTATTTGTGTAGATAATCTTATTAAGATTTCAGATAAGATGAATTCTCCCGAAAGACCACGTGATCCAATTTGGTCGGATTCATTTCTTCTGATGCAATGTTATGTGCCATTCATACAAAAGTTTTTGCCAGAAAGAGAAATCTTAAAAAAAATATTCTTAGAAGTTTTTAGTTGATAGTTGAACTGATATAAGTTATGATATTGATATGAGGTTCATATGACATGAAAGATGATTTGATACGGTTTGATGATGAAGATGATTTGACCGATTCGGAAGAATCGGATAATATATTTGAGATCGATGGACTTAATGAAGAAACTATTTCTTCATTAATTGATGAAGTGTATGAATCACTAGATACCTTAGAAAATATTATTTTGAGTATGTATTATTCTTACAATAAGATGGAAACAGAATATACAGAACGCCTAAATAACTTAGAAGTTGAGAATGAGAAGTATCGTGAAGAGATTAAAAAACTTTATCAACAATTAGCAAGTAAAAGCAAGAAAAAGAAAGAGGATAACTAAATGAATTTCGCAGATCTAAAGAAGAAGTCAAAGTCTAATCTAGACAATTTAGTAGCAGAATTAGAAAAGATGTCATCTGGCGGTAACAAGTACCAAGATGATCGTTTTTGGTCGGTTCCTATGGACGAGAAGACTGGAAACGGCACAGCTCTAATTCGGTTCCTTCCAGCAGGAAAGAACGATAAGTTACCTTGGGTAACAGTTTTTTCGCATTCGTTCCAGGGACCTGGTGGTTGGTATATTGAGAATTCACTAACTACAATTGGACAACAGGATCCAATTGGAGAAAAAAATACTGAACTTTGGGCAACTGGTATTGAAGCCAATAAGGAAATCGTTCGTAAGCGTAAGCGCAAGCAGCAATATATCTCTAACATCTATGTGATTTCTGATCCTAAGAATCCACAGAATGAAGGTAAGGTGGTATTGTGGAAATTTGGTAAGAAGATCTTTGAGAAGATTCAAGAAGCCATGAAGCCAGTATTTGAAGGCGAAAAGGCAGTTGATCCATTTGATTTTTGGCAGGGCTCTAACTTCCGTCTGAAGATCAAGAAAGTTGATGGATATCCAAACTACGATAATTCATCGTTCGAGGCTCAGGCTCCTTTTCTTGATGGTGACGATGAGAAGCTAGAGAAGGTTTGGAATTCTCTATACGCTCTTAATGAGTTTACTGATCCGAAGAACTTCAAGTCTTATGAAGAATTGAAGGCACGTCTTGATAAGGTGTTGGGTAATAAGGCTTCGGCACCGAAGAAGTCTGAAGATTCTATGCCTTCTAAGCCTGCTCCTAAGATGGAGAGCAAGAAAGCATCAGTTACTGAAGATGAGGATGAAGTTCCTTGGAAGTCAGAAGAAACTGATGAAGAAGATGATTCTTTAGATTTCTTCCGTAAGTTAGCAGAAGAGTAATAATTAATAAAAATAGAAACTCCCTCTAGATCAAATCTGGAGGGATTTCATTTTGGAGGATATATGATTGAGTATGTAGTAGGATTTCTATTTAATGAATCTTTAGATCAAATTGCTCTAATCCGTAAAGAAAAGCCTGATTGGCAAAGAGGAAAGATTAATGGTATTGGTGGCAAGATCGAAGAGAATGAATCACCAGAACAAGCGATGCGTCGTGAGTTTAATGAAGAAGCTGGATTAGATGTTGAGAACTGGAAAAAATTTATAACTTTGAATGGAGATGATTTTGTTGTTCATTTCTTTTATGTTATTGGCGATCCTTATGCGACCGACACTATGACTGAAGAACAGATTGTTGTGATTCATATAGATGATATGGAAGAATTGCCTTTGTTAACTAATTTATATTGGATGATCCCGATGGCCAAAACATTTGCGTGTGGTCTTGAAGATTGTGTGAAAGAATATTCTATTTGTTTTCAATCACTTGCAGCAAGTCATTGATTTTAAATGAGATATTCTTTCAAAAAAACTTGCTCCTCGGTTTTGGATCAGGTATAATGGTTGTATGATCGTCGCTACTTCTAAAATTAAAATCGGTCCTTCGTTGACTGGTTCTTGGTTGGATTTTTATGACATCAAGACCGACGAGTATATTGGATCGTACGATGCTAACAATTGTTCCTTTGAACACCGTTATGTTGATCCCAAGTCCCCTTCGAAATATTCGTATGATCATAAAATTTTGAACACTTTATTTGATGTCCTGAAATTCATTAAAGATAATGAGGACTCATTATTTCTAACTCAAGTTTAATAGAGGATACATGCGTATAATAAACGAAAGTGGATTGATTGGCTCTAGCGTTGATGTAATGCTGAATATGGCTGATGGGAATTCTGTTTTGAATCCTGATATGAAGCGTGAAGGACTTGTTTGGAAGTCTATCTTTGATCCAAACATCTCGTTCAAGACAATCTCTAACGAATATCTCTTAAAGGAAAATTAAATGAATAGCAACATCGATCGGTTTATGGTTATTGGTAATGCTATTGTAGAACGAATGACTGGTGAAGTTCTCTATGATTCTGTAGCATCGAATCTTGAGATCCAGCGACATTGTGATATCTTGAATGGTCGATTCTATCCAGAATGGATTAATGAGGAGCATCTGATGTGGGCTCCAGTTCAGAAAAAAAGATTTGTCATCGATTGATATTTTGAACACAATACGGTATACTATTAATATGAGTATGAGTGACATCAAAGACTTCCTGGCCTTCGCCGCTCTAATTTTGATTATCGTTTTGTATACGGTGGTTCTCTAATGAAAGCATATATTACTATCGGTTTACCTGCTTCTGGTAAATCTACTTGGGCGAAAGACTTCTGCGAGAAGAATTCTACGGATGAGAATATTATTGTTCGAATCAATAACGACGACATTCGAAATGCTATCTATGAATCGCTTGGTCATCGTAACTGGTCTCCAAAGATTGAAGACGCAGTTCGGGCGAATCGTGAGATGTTGATTGTTGCCAGAGCGCTTGTCAAAGCAGATATTGTGATCGATAATACTCATCTGAATCCGAAGACCCTTAAATCTACCAAGGAATCTTGCGAGAAACTTGGGTATGTGATTGAGATTGTAGACTTCCGCCACGTTTCTCTTGAAGAATGTATTCGTCGTAACTCATTGCGTGATGAGTTCGCTCAGGTTGGCGAAAAGGTAATTCGTAACATGTATAATCAATTCATGAAGACACCTGTAGATCGTGATCTGCCTGCTTGGATTCCGAACAAACTGCCTGACTGTATCATCGTCGATATCGATGGTACCATGGCTCAGATGAAGGATCGTGGTCCTTATGATGAGCATAAGGTGTATCAGGATGATGTTCGTCAGCACGTTCTATTCACTATCATCTCAATGATGACTGCGAATCCAGAACTCAAAGTGTTTGTTTTCTCTGGTCGGTCAGAGAAGGCTTTGGAACCCACTGTTCGTTGGACAAATGATAAGTGTGGACTTGAAGTTGAAAATCATAAGACTAATTTTACCAGCGATTATTGTGTTGAATTGCACATGCGCAAAGAAGGCGATCGCCGTCGTGATTCGCTTGTCAAGAAAGAATTGTTTGACTTATATGTAAAAGATAAGTATAATGTAATTGTAGTCTTTGACGATCGACCACAGGTCATCAGGGAATGTTGGAAAGAACTCAACCTTCCTGTTTTTCAGTGTGGTTTAATTGATGTTGAATTTTAAATTAGGAGAAATGAATGGAACGATTAACTGATATGACTCAAAAGGAACGTGTACTACATGTACTCTCACGAAAGAATCGTAATCAACTAACGGCTCGACAGGCCCAACGTGATCTTGGTATTGCAAATGCCCGAGCTGTAGTATCGAGTCTTCGCAAGGAAGGTTTTAAGATTCGAACTGAAGCCAAGAAGAATCGTAATGGTTCAGTCGAAATTTATTACACACTATAAATATTGTGGGGCGTGACCCCACAATCAATATCTTATGTTACTCAAAACAATCACTGATTCCAAATACTCACCATCTTTAATGCAAACGATCTTAGAAGATCCTGCATCTTTTAAGATGATTATGTCAATTTCGTTTGCCGTTCGGATCGGTTTATTCATTGTTTCGATGGCATTTATTAGTTATTTGTTTATCTCGAAACCAGATAATGTCGTTTGGTATATTGTGCCAGTTATATTTTTTGTTTTTAATTTGATGAAATTATTTGAATATAGAGAATATTTTGGTGTGTTCATAGAATCGTGTATACTATCGTACGACATTCTACATAAAATTTCATCTATGTCTGATGAAGAAACCCAAGCCTTCTTAGAAGGTTTCAGTGAGGCCAGAAAACAACAGTTCTTAGAACAGAAACGGAATGCACAAATCTATTATGAAAAAAACTGAACTTAAAGAAGTCCTTGAGTCTCAAAGATATTTTCTTGTAGCATTACAAATGTATCTGTTGAAATTGGGGTTGTTTCCGAGCCAAGATGGTTTATTGGAAATGAATTTGGATTATCTCTGGAATACAACAGAAGTAATTGGTAATTCACTAAATATCGAATTGCTGAATATGGAAGAAATTATCAGACATGGTAACGAGATGATTGCATTAAATCAAATGTACTCGATGGAAATACATGACAAAACTCCAATTAACTGACATAGATAATTTTGTAGAACAAAATAAAAAGTGTATTATTATATTTGGTGACACATCTTCTATTTTGACAAAGACATTATTTTCTGTATTAAAAGATTTGGGTCATGAAATTCGTGTTCTTGATACGGAAGAGTATTTGGAATCTTATGCGAAATATAGAATTAGAACAACACCACTAGTGCATGTATATATTAATGCTGAATTAACTAGTAAATTTGTGTTGCCAATAAACAGAGAAGATGTTAAGAAATGTTTGAACGAATAGATAAAATATCTGGTATCATTAAGAATCTAAGTATTGCTTGTTTCTTTATATATTCTGTCATATTCTTGGTCAATATAAACAAGACGCTAGATTCTATTGCTAAAGACTTTAACCAGACGCATACTAAATTACTTACAGAGATCTCATTAGTAAGACAAGATTTTACAAAAACAACAAACACTGCTCTATCTAAAATAGATAACAGAATTATTTCTATAGAAAAGAATCTATTCTCTAGAATAGAGAATATAGAATCAAAAACTTTCGCATCAGTCGAAAAATTGAATACAAATTTAGATCGTATAACAGACGAATCTATAGCACTCTCCAGAGATTATAGAACCATACCAAGAGATTTCACAAATACAATAACGCCGATTAATGAACGAATGAATTGCGTATATAATGATTCTTGTTGGCCAAATCTTTTTACAGATGTATTGATAGACACAAGAAATATGGCAAGATCCGGATCTAATTCTTTCTTAACATTTAATAAAGAAGTTCCAAAAATAACTAACGAGATTAATAAAGTTTCTACTTC